GTTAATTTCACCCCAATCAATAAGAGGATTAGCGGTGTCTTCGATATATTTATTTTGATCGTATTCAGAATTAGTATTCTCAATTGTCGAGAATGTGCTTACCACCCAAACAGCACCACTATCATCTCCAGTTAAACTTTCATCTTCAACAAACGTTCCAGTGCGATTAATGACCTGAATAATTCTGCTAGTTGGATCCCAGGACTTGACATTTGCTGTGACATTTGATATACTACCTGTAACAACCTCCCCAACAGTAAAGTCGCCAGTGCCACCAACCTTCATATTCAATGCAATAGCAGAACTGAATAGTTGTTCAATCTCATCAATCTCTTCAATGCCAGTGTCAATCTTATCATTACCAATTTCATAGATCTCAGCAGTCATAATAATAAACTGAATCTTACCAAACTGATAGAAAGGACTTTCTCTTTCTACGAATTTAATTTCATAGATGTCAGTAGTCAATGGGAAGTATAAAAGATCTCCTTCATTAGGTCTTCCAGGGACAGTTAAATTTGGTTGATATAAAGCTTCAGATTCATCCCATCTTCTTGCAGAAACAATGAACTTTACTTCATCTGTAATACGAAGACCAAACTTAGAAATAAATTCCGACTGTTCGCCAAAACCCTCTACATTAGATAGAAGCATCTCAACTTGAAACTGACTTTCAAATTTAGAATAGATTACATCATCTAACGTATTTTCTTTTAGGATAGTTCTTGGTAGATAGTAGATATCTGAACCGAACAGTTTAATCTGTTCGTCAACAAGATCCTGCACGAGATTTTGCTCGCCAGAATATCCTGAATAGTATTGTGGAAAATAAGGACTAGTAGGCATTTTATCCGATCATATCCATAGGTGGGATTGCGTACTTGCTGAGAACTTCTGATTCAATCTTCTCAATCTCTATAAGTGCGTCTTCATATAGTTGTCTGCCATTTAGAGTGATACCACCAGGCAACTGAACATTATTATATTTTATGAGGTTCATACCCCACTGCTTCTTCATCAGAGCAGTAGCATATTTCTTCACAAACATATCATTATACATTTCAGTAGCATCTTCTGGATCAATCATTCTATGTGCTTCAACCAATAGATACTTACCTTCAGCAAGGAAGTCGGCATCTACATCTAGATACAAACGATCACGACGCATGGTATATCTGAACTGTTGGAATGATCCGTTATTGAGGACCATATCAAGAGTTTCTAGATACTGCTTTGTCATGAAGTAGTTTAGAATATCAAGTGATCCGAACGCATACAAATCGTTCAGATACAACTGATACTCAATACCCCATAAGTTAGAACGGATTGAATTGCTGACTAGACCAAAGACTTTAGTGATACCAACAACATGTGGAGGAACTGGAATGTAGTTTGTTGCTTCATTCCAATTAGTAGTTCCTGAAGATGTTTGAACTGTAGTACCAAATCTTGTTTTATCGTCGGCAGTTAGTTCGTGTGTCAGATAGCAACGCTCCATACCGTTGTAGCAGTTCTCTTGGAAGAACTGAATGGTATCGTCAATAACATTGTTTACCTGTTCGTCGTCAATATTAACTTGTAGAACAGGCTCACCGAGCTGCCTCTTACAATATGTGATGAGTTCAGCTCTTGAGTTTGGAGATGCCATTAGACACAAAAAATCCCTTCTTACCTATTTAGGAAGAAGGGATCTAGGATTTATTCTGCTGGTGCGTCAGGTGGTCCAGGTGCGATTGGTTCTTCTGATTCTAGAAGACCGAGAGTTTCAAGACCACCTTGTAGTTTGATCTTATACTCTTTTGCTTTCTGAAGGTTTTCTTCCAGTTCGGCAATTTGCTTTACGGTAGTAGCAATTTGCTCTTCAAAATTTTTCTTTAGTGCTGCTGGATCCATAGTTATCACCTGTGATAGTGTATACAGTTATTTATAATTTATTTCCAATGGTTACTTCTTGAAGATGTTATTGACTAC